ACTTTTACTTTTGAATAAGACATTGTTCCTATAATATTTCCCATTACTTCTAAATCATTTGATGTCATTTGTTGTGATAAATAATTTGTATATCGTAATATTCCGTCTTTTTCATTCATATATTTTTTGTCACACATATCGTGACCAATAGCTGCCATATAAATAATCTCTTGTTGTCTCTCTAAAAATGAGTTTTGGATTATTTCGCTTTCATAAATTTTTTTTGTCCATCCGTAAACCTCCATACTATGTTTTAAGGCATGAGACTCATCTATTTTATAAACTTCACTTGTTTCTATTACATAACGAAAACCGCTATTTATTAAATTTATTAAATTTATTAAAGATAATGTGGTCGGTAAAATTCTCATTTATTACTTTAACTAAAGTTTTTAAATTTAATTTATAGTATAATTATTTTTTTAACAATTATATAATATATTCTAACAATTATATATGGTATTAAATAGGTATGAAGATTTTTTAAAAAATTCCATTTCAATTATAGAAGTTTTTAGTTATACAATTTCAGTAATTATAATTGCAATAAGTATTGTTTATTCAGTTTTCAATTATGTTAAAGAATATACAAATCCTACAAAAGCTTATTTTGATACTAGATTAATTCTTGGAGAATCAATTTCTTTAGCATTATCATTTATATTATCAATTGAAATTTTAAAATTATTTTATATTAAAAGTTATAAGCAGTTAGTAATGTTGGCGTCGCTTGTTTTATTGAAACTGATTATTAGTTATTATTTAACAGTCGAAATTGAAAGCACGCCTAAGCAATTTAAACCATATCAAATGAATTAAAACTAAACCTAAATGTAGTCGCAAATTTCTGTTTCAAGTTTACCATTTTTCATTGTTATTTTAAAAGGATTACCGCAACCAAATATTAATTTATTATTTAGATAATATTCACATAGTTCTTTGACAGAATGAGGGTCAATTTGTTGTCCATTTTCTTTCAAAACACCGTGTCTAAAAATAGCACAGTTGATTTTTTCAATAATAATATATTCATTGCAATGAGGACATTTTAATACAGGTTGAATATCTATCCCTGACATAAGTAATATATATCAATGTATTTATATTATTTATTTTGTTTTTTAGATTTTTTGTTTTTGACTTAGGAATAGTATATAAACTAGAAGGTATAGGATTTTTTTTCATCCATTGAGTTGGAGGATTCATTCTTATACACCTTTTCTCATTTATTCTATTGCAAATATTGAACCATCTACAAAATATACTACATTATCAGCACCATATCTTAATGTTAGTAATTGTATTTGAAAATTTTTATAAACTAAGAAATAGTCTTTTTCTTCTGATATAGTCAAATAAACATAAATTGTGTCATCAGACGGGTCATATTCTTTAAATGGAATTGTTAGTAAAATCATGTATCTCTCATCATTTTCTGGTAATTTTTTTATTTTATGAAATATATAATCCTTTACAATATCAATAATTTCTATTGGAAGATTAAATTTGTTAATAAGTAATTGTTTTGCAATTGATGTCATTTTATATTATTTAACATAATATGAATTTTAAGTTTTTAATTTCAATTTTATTATAAAATGCTCTGCGTTTTAAATGAGAAAAGGTGTAAAAGAAAAAATGTATTATTACTATAATTAACTCTCAATATATTATTTTATAAATTTACATTTAATTGTTAATAAATCTCTCTATTTCTTGAATCCATTTGTCAACTTGATTGACATTTTCATAAATATCAATGTTTCCATCTAAAATTAACTGGTCGTGACAAACACAATCAGCTGAACTAGTATCTAACATATTATCGTGATACTTGCTACAATTATCTAAATACTCTAACGGAATGTTGGATTCGCCATCTCTTGAACGTTTTAAAATTCTTAAATGACATTTCTCAGGGCACGTTTTAACATAAACTGTTTTGTGAACTGGAAACTCCTCTGCAAACGTGTCAAACCAACTCAAATAAATTTTATAATTTACTTCTTCAATCTTTTTAGAATCGTATAACATTTTAGCGAATACCATTTTGTCTGTGTATAAGCTTCTTTCTGATATAATAATGTAGGGTCTTTCGCCTGGATTTTCCAAATAGTTTCCTATAATCATCTTCTTTGCATCTCTTAAAACTTTTAACCTTGAAACATACGCCATCATTTGAAATGGAAAGGAGTATTTCTCTTGGTCTTCATAAAACTTTTCTAATATTGTTACGCCATTTTCATCTGTAATTTTTTCCCAATCATCAACTGGTTCTTTTAAAAACAATATATGGTTATTCTCTGCATAACGCTGTTTTAATTCAGCTAAAAGAGTCGATTTTCCCGAGCCAATATTACCGTCAATTGATACAATTATAGAATTAATTCCGTTGAAGTTCATTTTACTTTATTATACCCTTAAATTTATATTCTTTTTTCAATTCAATTTTATTAATAAAAAAAATTGATTAATAAAATATACTTAAAGCTATTGACATAACATTAAATACTTACACCAAAAATGGACTTAAAACAAAGAAAGCTAAATCGTTCTGAATGGAACTCTATTGAGGTGGCCGTACCTAAATCAGAAATAGATGTATTACATCTTATTATTGCTGGTTTTAGCGACGTCAATATTAGAATTAATAATAACAATTCTATCTTTACGTTTTTAAAGATAGAATACAATGAAAAAATGGAAGACCAATTGTATAATAAATATTTGCGCGAAAGAGTTGAAAAAATTGAACTTGTGCTTAAAAAATTAAATCCTGAATATAAGGTGATGAAAATTGACAACAAAGATAAAATTAATTCCGCTGATAAAATACGTCTAGAAAGATATGATGAGAATTCGCTTAAAAAAAATGACATATATGAATTCTTGCTTTTGAATCATATTGAGAAATCGCTACATTATTCTACACAAAAAGAATGTGTAAAGTTATTTAGTTTTCATTATTATACGCTTTATAAATTGATTAGAAATAATATTATAAGATTAAATCGACATATTATCGAAATTACAAATAGAGTATTAGATTTGTTCGAGGCTAATATTAATATTTCAGTTGTTATTGAAAATGCAGTTGAGTTTATTGAGAAAAATGACAGTCTTTTAAAATACAGCGACCTTTGCCTTTATGAACATCAGAAGGAAATATTTACTGCTTTTAAAAATGAAACGCCTAAACTTGTATTATATATGGCGCCAACAGGAACTGGAAAAACGCTTACACCCATTGCTTTGTCTGAAAAGAAAAAAGTGATATTTGTTTGTGCTGCAAGACACGTTGGATTAGCTTTGGCGAAAGCAGCTATTTCCGTTAATAAAAAAATAGCTTTTGCGTTTGGCTGTGCGAGCGCAGACGATATTAGATTGCACTATTTTGCGGCCAAGGTTTTTACAAGAAATAAACGCACTGGTGGAATTGGAAAAGTTGATAATAGCATTGGTGACAATGTTGAAATAATCATTTGCGATATTAAATCATATTTGCCAGCGATGTATTATATGCTCGCCTTTAATAAAGCACGCGATATGATAATGTATTGGGATGAACCTACTATTACAATGGATTATGAAGAGCACGAATTTCATACTACTATTAGAAAAAATTGGAAGAAAAATTTGATACCAAATGTTGTATTATCATCAGCGACTTTACCCAAGTTGAATGAATTGGGTGAAACCATTCCTGACTTCTTAAATAAGTTTCCTGGGGTTGAAATTTGTAATATTGTAAGTCACGATTGTAAAAAATCCATTCCTATCATTAATAAAGATGGCTATGTAGTTCTGCCTCATTATTTAAATGAAAATTACGACGAAATGGTTGTGACAGCAAAACACTGTCAAAACTACTTGACTTTGCTGAGGTATTTTGATTTAAAAGAAGTAGTTGACTTCATCTCATATGTTCTTAAAAACAATTTATCCAATAAAAAAATGAGACTGGAGAGACATTTCGAAACATTAAATGATGTGAATATGAAAAATATAAAAATTTATTATGTCGAGCTCTTACAAAATATCGTTAGGGAAAATTGGAGCATAATGTATTCACATTTTAAAAATAATAGGGCTCCAAGAATTATTGAAAATGATAAAATTGACCCAAAAGGAAATAAAATTACGAAGATGCGAAGTCTTGGACCTAGTTTGTCTAAAAGCGAAAAAATGTCTGGAACACCATTAACAAGATTAAATAGCGAGCAAGTTTCTCATTCAGCTAAACTACCCGAAATGGTTAAAGGAACTTCAGGCGCTTATGTTACTACTAAGGACTCATATACTTTGACAGATGGTCCCACTATATTTATATCAAATGAAATTGAAAAAATAGCTAAATTTTGCATTCAACAAGCTAATATTCCTGCTATTGTTATGGATGAAATAATGAAAAAGATTGACTACAATAATGTAATTAATGAGCGGCTGCATTTATTAGAATCTGAAGTAGAAATTATTAAGGAACAAGCTGATAAAAAAGCTAAGAATGAAGTGTCTGGATTTCACGCTGGAATAAAAGTAAATGGAAGAAATAAATCGTCGAAGGATTCTAAAAAAATGAATAGAGAGACAGATGAAGAAAAAGCAAGTAAAGGTGAAGTTGGTAAACTTACAAATGAAATCAATTCACTTAGAGCAATGATTAAATCTGCTACCTTAAATGACACATTTGTTCCCAATAAAAAAATGCACTTGAATAAATGGGCTGAAGAACTAGAAACGTCTGGAGCTTTTACTAGTAATATTGATGAAAATATTGTTAGCGATATAATGGCTCTAAATGGCGTAGAGAATTCTTGGAAGGTACTTCTTATGATGGGTATTGGTGTGTTCATAAATCACGATAACATTACATATACTGAAATTATGAAGCGGCTTGCGGATGAACAAAAATTGTATATGATTATAGCTTCAAGTGATTATATTTATGGAACAAACTATCAATTTTGTCACGGTTACTTGAGTAAAGACTTGGATTTAACACAAGAAAAAATTGTTCAGGCTATGGGCAGAATTGGTAGAAATAATATTCAACAAACTTATACAATTCGTTTTAGAGATGACGCACAGATTCTCAAATTGTTTACGTCTGAGACAGATAAACCAGAAATTATAAATATGAATAAATTGTTTAATAGCCGTAAACTAATATGGCAGGATAATGGGTATGTTGAAGTTCAAGACGATGAAGAATTTGCTCAGGATAAATCAAATGAAGAATACGAAGACGAGCACGAAGAAGAAGACGAGCACGAAGAAGAAGACGAGCACGAAGAAGACGAAGAAAATTAACTATAATTTTAAAAAGTTTATAATGAAAATAAAAATAATAAAAAATATTTTTTTTATTTTTTGGCAAGTAAAATATAAATTTTTATATAGTGTTAAATGATTAAATATATTCGTCATTTGGTACTATAGTTGAAGGTATTATTTCAGATTGTGTAATGAAAACTGTATTTACATTAATTTGAGAATCGATAATATCAATATCATTATTATTTGTAACAGTTATATTTAACTGGTTATTAATATAAACTATTTCTCTGTATCGCACATAAAATGCCAAGTTGGTGTATTCGCCATTAAATTTCTCTCTTACCGTTACATCAAATTCGCCAACGAATGCAGGAGCGTCTTCAGAAGCTCTTACTCCAGGAATATTTTGTCCAGCTTCTACAATTTCTATTTCTCGGTTTGCGTCAATTTGAAACGTTTCGTAAGCTCTGTTTTTTGCGAATTCAATAAAATTTTTAGTGCAAATATTTGTTGGAACTTCAAATATCGCATTTTCTCCAGTGTGAGCGACTTTAAAATAAATTAAGGCTAGTTCTTGTTGTGCGTTTGATGTTGACATCTTTTGGTATTATCAGTATAAATTAAATTACTTAAGTTATTTTTATTTCAATTTTTTTTTAAATTTTTATTTAATTTAAAGGATTCATAAAACTGCAAATTTCTTTGACTAAATTTTCATCAAATAAATATTTATTTATATGTTCATCTGGAGGCGCTGGCGGCATATCGTTACGCTGTTCTGTGTTTGGTTATTGTGTCGCGTCAAGTGTAACAATTTCACTTTCTGTTCCTTTAAAAAGCATCAAGAAATCTATTCTCTCATCCATAAGAGTTTGAACTGTTCTATATCTAGTTTTCCCATCAAAGTCTAAACAATTTGTTACAGTTTCTCCTTTCTCATTTGTAAAATAATCATATCTACCGCCATTATCTCCGTAACCATAACTTTCACTTTTAATATATTTTCCCAAGAATTTTTCAGAATTAGGAATTACGCTTCCTATTTCATCGCAAGTTTCTAAATTGGATACATATGTGCCCCAACGAGGGGTCTCAACACGCAATGTTTCGTAGCTGTTGCCAACTAGAAATTTTTTTTCATTTTGAAAGAACTTTGGTTTATTTGATTCGGCCATCATAATAGTTATACAATTGTTATATTTTTAAATGTATTTAAACAATTCATTTTTATTTTAATTTTTCAAATAAGGTTTTAAATAAGTTTTCAAATAAGGTTTTAAATAAAAAATTGAAACCAGAATGTAGTATTAAATAAAATGTAAATTAATTATTTTGAAATCAATATAAAATGAATTTATTTATTCTTTCGCTCATTCAGAGAGAAATTGCACAATATATGATGGATAAGCACGTTAGTAAAATATTACTGGAAGCTGTGCAAATGCTTTGTTCAGCAAAAAGAGTGTTGAACCCAGATGATGAAGCAAATGACCGTATATATAAACTTGCACATAAAAATCACCCCGTTACAATTTGGTGTCGTAAAAGTAAAGCGAACTTTGTATGGACACTTGACTTAGTTGAAGAACTACACAAAGAATGGAGATTCCGATATGGACATCCTGAAACAAAATTTCATAAATCTTATTTGATTGCTATGATACTGAGAGAAAATATGCCAAGTGACGATAAATTTGAAATAGAAGGGTTGACGCCTTTTGCTCTTGCTATGCCAGATGAATACAAAACTGACAACCCAGTTGAAGCCTACAGAAATTATTATATGTCTGAAGAAAAACAAAAAATAGCTTCGTGGAAAAAACGAAGAGAGAAGCCCGTGTGGTATGTATTTTCAGATGTATAATGTAAAAACATATTGTTTTTATATTAATAAATTTGTTTTTTTATTTTTAAAAATTGAAATACTTTAATAAAATAAAATAAAGGCAAAAGTATTAACGCTAAATATGCAAAAAGTATTTGATTTATCAGAAACAACGGATATAAATTTTGGAAAGCAAAGTTCTTTTAATAAGGAAGTTGGAATGTTTTCAAAGCCTTACTACATACTGCCGACAAATTTTAGAATACCATTCAGCGACATCAAAAATATAGCTAAAATAATTAACGCAAAATTTGATGCTATTGAAACCCTTCGTTATAAATACAATGAAAGCAATCATTATTGGGAAATTGAATTTGGAACAAAGCCGCTTGAAGTAATAATTAGCTCGAAAGATTATAAATTGATTAAAATTATTGATAACAAAAAATGGGCTGCAATTGTAGCCGCAAGACGTGCAATAGAAAAATATCCTTATTTATTGGAGGAATTACACGAAGATAATGATTATTTGCCAGGGCCTCTGACAGATTTAAAATGGTGTCGTTTTGTTGTAAATTTGTATTACGATGAAGAACCAAAAGAAATTGTAATTGAATTTAATAGAGTTTGGGGCGATGCGCACTGTTATACATTTTACCAACTTTTCAACTATATAAAAGAATGTTTTACAAATTAAATAAATTTTAGTTTTGGTCCAAGTTCTTTATAATAAAATCCATTATATGAAATATTATTTTTTAAAGCTTTTTACATTTCAAACGCCGATTTTAAATTAATTATATAAAAAGTATTTTAACATTTAATAATTATAAACTTTTTAAAATTGTTATAATTATTTTTATTAAATTTTTTTAAGCAAAATATACATACATTAAGAACCACAATCAATAAATAAATGTGTAGATAAATATTTTAACTCTTCTAAAAATATACAATCTGTAAGTAAGTCCCCTCTATTTTTCATTAATATATTTTCATATTCACTTAACGAATTAAATAAATCATCTTTTATTTTATTATAATATTCAATAGTTACTTTTTCAGATAACCATTCTTCCACCTTTTCAACAGCGTATTTTTGCGTAACAAATTCATTAAATACTATTGTATGTTTATATTTTCTATAACGACTTATATTAAATGTAATTTTATTAATATTTTTATTTACATCATCTAAATCAACACATAATTTATATTTAAACTTATCTATCTTTGTTCCTTCAAATAAATTAATGTTATATTTATCTTTAATTTTTTCATTTAATTTTTCTAATTGTTCTTGCAAATCATAATCTTCTGGCAAAACCATTTTTATACCTAATCGTTTTTCATCAATTCTTTTTTCAAATACTAAATGTGGTTTCTCTCTATTAATAACTAATGAAACATATTTTGGAAGTGTTATTTCATTTTTAACAGGATAAATATTATTATCTAAATCTTCAACTACTTTATTAGCTAGGTTTAATTTTTCTTGAATCGAAACTTTTTCTGATTTTGTTGTGCACCAAGGTTTATCCAATTTTGGATGTTTTTCTATCTTAAAGAATTCTCTTTGTTTTGTATGTTCTTTATCTAACCATTCGTGATAGTAAACAACATATTTTTTCATCATATCTTGAGTAATTCCTTCAGGTAAATCCTTTGCGTTATGTTTTCTTTCTCTCTTTGTTCCTTCTTTTATTCCTTTTGAATTTTGTTCTTGTTCTTTTCTAGTTGCAATTCTTAGATTAACCAAAGTATTATTTAATGGATTTTGGTCTATATGGTCAACGCTTACAGATTTAGTTCCTTTTCCATTTCCATAACAATTCATTATTATTTGATGTATATATATATTCAAAGAACATAATATATATCCATTTTGGTGCCTATACCAAGTTATTTTTTTATTTATTGTTTTTTCAAAATCTAATATTTTTTCATAACTTTCAGGGCATAATATACAAATTGTATCCTTTTCACAATACATTAAAATGTATTCATTATCAGCTTCTTTTACTTTCCAAATAGGATTTTTCATAATATTAGAATCTTGACCTGTAGTTAAATAATGACCGTTATGATATTCAATAACATTGTATTTATCAACAATATTTTTATGATACCAATGATAAATTTCTACATTACATCTTCTTAAATCAAAATGATTTTTATTTTTAAAAACATAATGCACAGATTCTTTGTTAAATAAATATATAAAATCTAAGTAACTAAATCTTTTATAATTATAAGAATAAGATGGATAATCATCATCTTCATTCACAAATACAAAATTTTTATTAAAGTTAATTATTTTATCTCTATCCTTGTTATCAACATAATAAATTTTATCATTAAAAGTAATAGTTCCACAATTAAGTTGTTCGTCTGTTCCATAAATAGGTTTCATTTTGGTGTCAATATAACTATTAACAAGTTCAGAATATGAATCAATTTTATTATTATTCATATTATGATATTATTTGTAATATTCTTTTTAAGTAGTTTTGGGTTGTATATAATAAAATATAATTGTATATATTTTTGAAAACCACCCAAACCGCTCAATTGGAATATGCTAATCCTCCCATACCACTCATAATTCTCAAAACGTTGTAGTTGGTAGCATAGACACGCACCTTGGCAGTCTTGGTACCCTCAACAGTGGCGTTGGAAAGAACAAGTTGAAGAGTAGCGTTATCAAATCTGGAGAAGTTGCAAGTTCCGGAGGGTTGGTGTTCCTCAGGGCGGAGAGCGAATGAGTACACGTTAATACCTTCATCAGGGTTTCTGGTGTGGGCTTGGTAAGGTTGGACCCAAGAGAAGTAGGAACCTTCACGCTCAGAGAAGCGGTCTTGGCCGTTAAGTTGGAGCTTAGCGGTGACAACGGGGTTTTGGCCCCAGCAGTGCATATCCAAAGAGGTCTCAGAGAGGACGAATGTGCCGGCATCAGAGACACCAGAGTTTTCAAGGTGAGGAGCCGCGTTGGGGTTGGAAAGACCAGCAATGACAGAGGCGGCAAGACCAGCAGTGTTCAAAGGAACTTGAGGGCCGCCAAGGTTGGCTTCATTGTAAGGGTTGGAGGGTCCGTGCCAGTATCCAGTCCAGTTTTGGGGGAAATAAGAATCCATAGCGCCAGCGTCTTGGAAGAGACCTTGAGCATCAATGTAAGCACGGGAATCAGCAGCAACTGCGGCAGGGCCTCCGAAAGCGTGGATAGCGTTAGGGAGAGCATCAATGGCATCGGTGTAGTTGAAGGGTTGAGCGCCAAGAACCTTGAAAAGGAGAGCATCACAAGTCAAGGAAGAGCAGTAGTCAACGTTTTGATCAGGTTGGACGACCCAGATAAGCTCCTTAACGGGGTGGTTAAAGTTAAGCTTAATCTTGTTCGAGGAAGAACCGACAGACTCATCACCAGTGAATTGGAGCTGAGTAATCAAGTACTCGTGGGGGTTTTGTGCCATTCTGCGACGTTCGTCAGTGTCCAAGAACACGTAGTCTACGTACAAGGAAGCAGCAACCAAAGATTGATTGTAAGCAATGGTGGCAGGAACAGGGCGTCCA